ATGGCCAACTACCTTGCCATCGCCGCCGTGGCCAAGACCGTGCTCAAGCTCATCGAAGACCATTGCCCGCGTGAAGAGTTCGCCAAGGCGCCGAGCTTCGCCCTGGTGGCTGGCCACGAATTCGGGCCCACGCCGGTGACCGAGGGCTTCTCGCTGCTGGTCTGGCGCGTCGGCGTGAACAGCGCCGTGCGCAACCAGCCGGCGCGACGCACGCCCGACGGCCGCCGCCGCCGCCCCGCGCTGCCGGTGGACCTGGGCCTGCTGCTCACGCCCTGGTCGAGCGACCCCGAAGGCCAGCTGCGCCTGATGGGCTGGGCCATGCGTTTCATCGAAGACCACGCCATCGTGCCGGCTTCGCTGCTGAACCAGGCCTTGTCGCGCCGCGCGGTGCCGGCCTTCAACGCCGACGAGGCCATCGAGATCTTCCACGACGCGCCCACGCTGCCCGACTACCTGGGCCTGTGGGACAAGTTCCGCCACCGCTGGCAGACCTCGCTCACCTACACCGTGCGCATGGTCAACATCGAGTCCGACATCAGCACCGATGAAGGCGCGCCCGTGCAGACGCGCGACTTTGCCTACGGCCAGCCCGCCGGCGGGGGCAGCTGATGCTGGCCACGCTGCAGCCGGGCTTTGACCGCAGCGTGCGCAGCGCGCTGCTGGGCGTGCAGTTCCGCGACGCGGTGAGCGGCCGTGTGGTGGGCGACGGGCTGCAAGTGGAGATCCAGGATCTCTGGCAACCACAGCGCCGGCAACAGCTGGCGTCCAATCGCAGTGGCATCTTTGCGCTGCATGCCTTTGCCGGCCTGCGTGGTTTCGGTGACGACGCGCTCGAGCCCGCCAGCTCACCTGCCGACCCCGGCCGCTTCAGGCTGACCGTGCGCGACACCCTCGGTCGCTACTTGCCAGTGAGCCTGCGGCCCGATCTGCCGAGCACGGGCCTGTGGTCACCGCTGGGTGCCTGGACATCGCCACCCGAGCTGGCCCCGCACGTGCCGCTGTTCAGCGCCGCCACGCGCACGCTGCCCGGCGCCATGGGCAGCCTGCGCGCCGAACTGCGCCACGCCAGCCAGCCGTCGCAAGCGGCACCCTGGGTGCGGCTGGAACTCTGGCTGGGCACCCAGCGCATCGCCGAGGGCCAGGCCGACGAGGCAGGCCGCGCGCTGCTGCTGTTCCCGTTGCCGCGCCCGCGCGAAGCCACGCTCGGCACATCGCCCGCCGGCCAGCCGGCCGCCTTCGAGTGGACGGTGACGCTGCGCGCCTTCTGGAGCGCCAGCAACCGCGCCGACACCGTGCCCGACTTCAGCGCCGTGATGACCCAGCCCGAAGCCGCGTTGCTGCAGACCGCCATGCCACCCGTCGCGCTGCCCGCGCTGCTGCTGCGCGCCGGCGAGACCCTGCAGGCCGCCCGGCCGCCATCTTCTTTCGTGTACGTCGCGGAATAGTCCGCAGGAGAGCCCCATGCCCGAGTACCTTGCCCCAGGCGTCTTCGTCGAGGAGACCTCGTTCCGCGCCAAGAGCATCGAAGGCGTGTCGACCACCACCACCGGTTTCATCGGTGCGGCCGCCTACGGCCCGGTGGCGCTGGAGCCCGACATCATCGCGAGCCTGACCGAATACGAGCGCCTGTACGACCCCTTCAGGCCCGGCGCCGAGCTGAAGTTCGAAGACAAGGGCACCGCGCCCAACCATCTGTGGCATGCCGTGCGTGCCTTCTTTACGGAAGGCGGCAAGCGGCTGTACATCTCGCGCGTGTTCCGCCCCACCAGCGGCGAGTTCGCACCGCTGGGCGACAGCGACGACCTGGCTTTCCCGGCCGTGGCCAGCGCCTATGCCGACGGCCTGGCGCGCGTGAAGACCGCCGACACCGGCGGCGTGCGCATCCGCGCGCGTTTCCCCGGCGCGGCGGCCAACCTGCGCGTCAACGTTTTCCTGAAGGGCAGCGCCAACGTGCTGGCCACCGACATCGACCCGGTAACAGCCCAGCCCTTCAACACCCTGCGCTCGGTGCAGGATCTTGACCTGGTGTGGGTGCGCGACGTCACCAGCTCGCCCGGCGGCGCCAGCACCGGCGCCTTCTGCATCGCGCACTGGGACGAGGCCGGCGCGACCTGGAAGTTCGAGCCCATGCAGGTCAGCTCGCCGGTGGAAGATGCCGACTGGTTAGGCGTGGACGCGCTCAGTTTCAACGCCGAGCCCGATCTGGGTGATTCGGTGCGCATCGTCACGCTGGGCGTGCAGCTGCTCACACGCGACGGCACGCGCGAACTGGCCACCTGGTCGGGCCTGCCGTTGGACCCGCACCACCGCTCCGGCGGCAGCGAGGACTCGGTCTTCGCGCGCTTCGCCAACGCGCCTTCGTCGGCGTCAGACGCGCGTTCGCTGCCCATCGTCATCACCCGCGCGCCGGCCGAAGTCGACAACGCCTTCGACGTGCTGGACGCGCTCTTCGGCGCCGACCCCACGGTGCTGCTGGAACCCAGCACCGAAGAGACGCGGCGCCGCATCTCGGCGTCCGACAAGCTGGTGCTGGGCGTGTCGCGCGCCACGCCGCTGTTCCTGGAAGGCGGCAACGACGGCAAGCGCCCCGGCGCCAATGAATACGAAGGCGAGGCCGACGCGCGCAAGGGCTATGCGCTGGGCCTGAAGCAGTTCGAGGACATCGAGGACATCTCGATGGTGGCCGCCCCCGGCAGCACCTGGAACTACGCCAACTTCCGCGATGAAGCCAACGGCGCCATCCGCCAGCTGATTGCGCATGCGGAACTGATGCGCTACCGCATCGCCCTCATCGACAGCGGCGACGGCCTGCCCATCAGTGAAGTGCGCGGTATGCGCGCCAAGCTCGACAGCAAACACGCCGCGCTCTACTACCCCTGGGTGACGGTGCTCGACCCGGTGACGCGGCGCGAGATCAACCTGCCGCCGAGCGGCTTCGTCGCCGGCATCTGCGCGCGCAACGATGTCGAGCGCGGCGTCTACAAGGCGCCGGCCAACGAGGTGGTGCGCCTGGCGCTGGGCTTCGAGACGCTGCTCAACAAGGGCCAGCAGGAGGTGTTGAACCCCGAAGGCATCAACTGCTTCCGCTTCTTCGAAGGCCGCGGCTTCCGCCTGTGGGGCGCGCGCACCATCAGCAGCGACCCGGAGTGGAAGTACCTCAACGTGCGGCGCTACTTCGCGTACCTGGAACGCAGCATCGACAAGGGCACGCAATGGGCCGTGTTCGAGCCGAACGGCGATGCGCTGTGGGCCAACGTGCGCCGCACCATCGAAGACTTCCTGCTCAACGAATGGCAGAGCGGCGCGCTGCTCGGCGACAAGCCCGAGAAGGCCTTCTTCGTGCGCTGCGACCGCACGACCATGACGCAGAACGACCTCGACAACGGCCGCCTCATCTGCCTGATCGGCGTGGCGCCGCTGAAGCCGGCCGAGTTCGTGATCTTCCGCATCGGCCAGTGGACGGCCGACCGCAAGGCCTGAGTCCTTCACCACTTGATTCAAGGAGCTAGCGATGGCCGTCCTACGTGAACGTCCCTATGTGCAGTTCAACTTCCTCGTCGACCTGGGCACCGGCGCCACCGACGGGCCAGAAGCCGGCTTCCAGGAAGTCAGCGGCATCGGCATGGAGGTCACCGTGTCCGAGTACCGCAACGGCAACGAGCGCGAGAACAGCGTGCGCAAGATCACCGGGCTGAACAAGGTGTCGGACGTGACGCTCAAGCGCGGCGTCATCGGCTCGCTCAACCTCTACCAGTGGCTGCACGACATCCGCAACGGCAACCAGAACGCGCTGCGCACGGTGACGATCCAGCTGCAGAGCGAGGACCACACGAGCGTGGTGCAGACCTGGAAGCTGATGCGTGCCCGCATCACCAAGCACACCAGCGGCCCTTTCAACGCCAAGGGCACCGACGTGGCCATGGAAGAGCTGGTGCTGGCCTACGAGCGGCTGGAAATGGAGTGAGCGCGGGCCACCCATGAACACCATGCTGCAGCGCCGTTTGCCAGGGGTGCGCTTCGACGTGCCCGCGCCCGCGCTCGACGAGGCGCTGCCGCGCATGGACATCGCCTTCTTCGCCGGCTTCACGGCCAATGGCCCCGTCGACGTGCCGGTGGCCGTGGAGAGCCTGGCCGAATTCGAAGACGTCTTCGGCGGCGAGATCACGCTGCTGGCGCGCGACGACGGCAGCCCGGTGCGCGGCCTGCTGCACCCGGCGCTGCGCCAGTTCTTCAGCCATGGCGGCCGCCGGGCGTGGGTGCAGCGCGTGGCCGCAGCGCATGCTCGCACGAGCTGGTTCCCGCTGCAGCAGATGCTGCTGCTGCGCCGGCCCGAGCCCACAGCGCCCTGGCGCGTGGAGCCGGCCTGGGTACTGGCGCGCTCGCCGGGCTCGTGGGCCGATGCGATGAGCGTGTGGGCGCGTTGCGATGCGCAGCCGCTGGCCGTGAAGCCCGTCGCCGAGCCTTTCGATGGCCGCACGCTGGCCTTGACCGCCTACGGCCCGCTCGCGCTGGCGTTGAGCGTGGGCGACACGCTGCGGCTGCCACTGGCAGATGGCGACCAGCTGCAAGGCCGCGTCACCGAACTTGGCAGCGCCAGCACCAACCGGGATGACGGCCGCCTGCAAAGGCCGCTGCGCCTGGACCGCCTGGCCACGCTGCGGCGCGACACGCGCGGTGCCACGCCGCTGCGCATGGGCTGGACGGTGCCGGTGCTGCGCGGCGACGGCACGGCCGAACACCGCATCGACGTCACCGGCACCTGGAGTGTCGACGCCGGCACGCAGCAGCGGCGCCTGACGCTGCGCGGCCGCCTGCCAGCGCGGGCGCAACTGCAAGTCGGCGAAGTGGTGCGCGTGTCTTTCGTCGGCGGCCGGTCGCCGGCGTGGATGGCCGTCGAGCAGATCCAGTCCACGGCGCTGGGCAACATCGCGGGCCAGGTGGAGGTGGAACTGAGCGGCCGGCCGCAGGTGGTGCCGGTGTCGGCGCGGCCGGCGGCTGTCGCCGCCTGGCGGGCGCTGCCGGGCGAGACCACGGCGCAGTGGCTGCGCGCTGGCGTCGGCGCCGCCTTCCCCGGCATGCCCGAAGTGCGCCAGGAAGGCCTGGCCCTGGTGCCACGCGATGACGGCGCGCCCAGCCTCTTCGGCCTGCCCGACGACCAGCGCCACCACGCCGAACTGGCGCAGCGGCCCGTCGCAGCACGTGCCGTGCAGGCCTTCGAACTCACGCCACGCGATACACGCCCGCTTGCCGGTCCGCGCTTCGCGCTGGCCTCGATGCCCATCGATGTCGGCGCTGCTGGCGAAGCGATGATGCTGCCCCTGGACACCGGCGCTGGCCTGGCGGCCGGCCTGGCCGCGCGCCACCTGGCGCTGGCGCCGCTGCGCCGCGACGGGCTCGACCGCTTCAGCTGGCGTCTCTTCGCCGAAGAGCCGCTGGCCGGCTTTCACGCCGATGCGCTGGCCGACCAGGCCGAGGCCCTGCGCCTGCTGGGCAGGACGCCGCGCCCGCTGCGCGGCCTGCATGCGGTCTTCGGCACCGTTGTCGACGGCCCGGTGGAAGAGCCCACGCTGCTGGCCATCCCCGATGCCGTGCAACCCGGCTGGCAGCGCAAGCGCCGCCCGGCGCGGCCGCGCTACGTCCACCCGGGGCCGCCGGCGCCGCCCGCAGCCTTGAACGATGGCTTTGCCGACTGCGCACTCACGCCGCTGGCGGCGCCGCAATTCGAGGACGACGCGGCGCCCGACACCGCGGGCAACTTCCTGCTGCGCTGGACCCGGCCCGAAGCCGGCGTGGTGTTCGAACTGCAGGAGGCCGCCGACATCGCCTTCAGCATCGTCGCGCCGGTGTACGGCGGCACCGATGCGCGCCTGTCCATCACCGGCAAGCCGCGCGGCGTGCTCTTCTACCGCGTGCGTGCCGTGGCGGGTTCCCGTACCAGCCCGTGGTCGCGCGTACTCGAAATCCAGATCGGCGGCAGCGACTACGAACTGCGCGACTGGACAGACGCCGACCTGCTGGCCCTGCATCGCCTGCTGCTGCGCGCCGCCGCCGGCCGTGGCGACATGCTGGCGCTGCTGGGCCTGCCGCAGCACTACCGCTGGCCCGACGCGCTGGCCCATGCCGAAGCCCTGCGCAGCGGGCCACCGCCCGCCGACCCGGGCGCGCCGCCCGCGCTGGGTTCTGATGAGACCCGCGCGCTGTCGCACGGCACGCTGAACCACCCCTGGGTGCTGACGCGCCGCGTCGACGACCTCATCGCCGCGCCGCCCGACGGCGCCATCGCCGGCCAGCTGGCCGCCAGCGCGCTGCGCCGCGGCGCCTGGATCGCTGTCGCCAACCAGCCGCTGAAGGACGTGGTGGCGCTCGGCCTGGCCGCCAGCACGCCAGAGCGCCAGACGCTGCTGGAAGCGCAGGTCAATCCGCTCTGGGCCAGCCCCGCCGGCTTCGTGGCCGGCAGCAGCGAAACGCTGTGCCTGGACGCCGACTGGCGCCCCGTCAATGTGCGGCGCCTGATGTGCCTGCTGCGCCGCGCTGCGCTCAAGCGCGGTGCCACCTATGTCTTCGAACCCAACGGCGCCGCGCTGCGCCGTACCGTGGAACGCGCCTTCGAGGCGTTGCTCGATCAACTGCTGCGCCGCGGCGCCTTCGCCGGCCGCAGCGCCGCGCAGGCCTTTCGCGTCGAGGCGGGCGACGAGATCAACACGCCGGCACGCGTGGACGCGGGCCAGTTCCGCATCGACCTCAAGGTCGCGCCGGCGCTGCCACTCACTTTCCTGACTGTGCGCCTGTCGCGCAGTGGTGACCGGCTTTCGGCCCAGGAACTGCGCTAGATGAGCACGCTGCCTTTCACCGCCTTCAACTTCGCCGTGGAGATCGTGCGCAGCGATGCCGGCGCGCCGCTGGTCGGCGCCGCCTTCGCCGAATGCGACGGGCTGGAGATGAGCATGGAGGTCAAGACCATCCGCGAAGGTGGCGCCAATGACCGCCAGATCCGCCTGGCCGGCCCGGCCACGGTGGGCCAGCTGACCCTGAAGCGCGGCATGACGAGTGACAGCTTCGAACTCTGGCAGTGGATGAGCGACAGCATCGCCGACCCCGGCCTGCGCGCCGAAGCCGAGGTGGTGCTGTTGGCGGCCGACGGCGCCGAGCGCGCGCGCTTCGTGCTGTCGCGCTGCCTGCCCGTCAAGGTGAAGGCACCACCCATGAACGGCAAGGACGGCGCGGTGGCCATCGAGGAGCTGCACATCGCCTACGAAAGCATCGCGGTCAAGCGCGGCCAAGGAGCTTGAGCATGGCCGGCAATGCCATCACCAAGGCCCAGCTCATCGAGCTGGACTCCAAGCTCAAGGACCTGCCGGCCGGCCAGGGCCAGACGGTGACGGTGCAGTTCAACCCCGATTCGCTCAAGCTGAGTTTTGCCAACCAGATCCAGAACAACAACCCGAGTTCCGGCGGCGGCGGAGCGGGCGCAACGGCCAGCGGCGGCGACCAGGGTAGCGGCACCTCGGGCCGGCAGTTCGTCGGTGCCGGCACCACCAAGCTGAGTGTTCAGCTCTGGTTCGACGCCAACGCCGGCGCCGACGGCGAGCGCGTGGACGACGTGCGCAAGCTGACCCAGAAGGTCATCTACTTCATCCGCCCCAAGGAGCTGGAAAGCGACAAGACCAAGTTCGTGCCGCCCGGGCTGCGCTTTGCCTGGGGCTCCTTCACCTTCGACGGCCTGGTCGACAGCATCGAAGAGAGCATCGACTTCTTCTCGCCCGAAGGCAAGCCGCTGCGCGCCAGCATCGCGCTCGGTCTGTCGCAGCAGACCATCCTGCTCAACCAGCTGGGCGACGGCGCCCGTCCGCCAGGCACGCCGCGCGGGCCGGGCGTGTCGCCGCTGGCTGCGGCCGCTGCCGGCAGCACGCTGCAGGGTATGGCCGCCGCGGCAGGCGGCGACTGGCAGCGCATCGCCGCCGCCAACGGCATCGACAACCCGCGCCAGCTGGTGCCGGGCCAGCTCATCGACCTGGCGGCCAAGCTGCCGCGTTCGCTCTTCTGAAGGCGCGCCATGTCCGTGACCATCGGTGAATTCGAAGTCGTGAGCGAGCCGACGGTGGCCCCTGCGGCTGCCGCTGCCACGCCGTCGACTGCGCCCGCCGCGCCCGACCCGCTGACCGTGCTGCGCCTGGTCGAACAGCTTCAGGAACAGGCCCTGCGCCTGTGGGCCCACTGACATGGGCGCCAACGACATCGCCATCGCGTCGGCCCGCCCCGGTTTGGAGCTGGACGGCCAACGCCAGGCCGCGCTGGAAAGTGGCCTGCTGCGCCTGGCTGTGTCGGAGACCGCCGAAGGCCTGGCCAGCTGCGAGGCTGAGTTCGGCAACTGGGGCGTCGGCAGCCAGCCTTCGCTGGGCTTCCTGTGGTTCGACCGCCGCGTGCTCGACTTCGGCAAGACCCTGGCCGTGAAGCTGGACGACACGGTGGTCTTCGAAGGCCAGGTCGTCGCCATCGAAGGCCGCTTCCCGCCGCTGGCCCCACCCACCGTGGTGGTGCGCGTCGACGACAAGCTGCAGGCGCTGCGCATGACGCGCCGCACGCGCTGCTTCGAAAGCACCACGGATGCCGACCTCGTGCAGCGCATCGCCAGCGACCACGGCCTGCAGGCCGACGTGAACCTGCCCGGCCCGACCTGGCCGCTGGTGGTGCAGGCCAACGAAAGCGACCTGGCTTTCCTGCGCCGCCGCGCGCTGGCCGCTGATGCCGACCTCATGCTGCTGGACGGCAAGCTCACGGCCAAGGCACGCGGCGCACGCCGCACGCCGCCGCTGCGCCTGACGCAGGGTGGCGCGCTGCACCGCTTCGAGGTCAGCGCCGACCTGGCGCACCAGCGCACCGCGCTCACCTGCGCCGGCTGGGACGTGGCCACCAAGCAGGCGCTGGCGGTGGAAGTCACCTCCAGTGCCGTGGCCGCAGAAGCGAGCGCTGGCGACAGCGGCCCGCAGGCGCTGCAAAGCGCCTTCGGCGAGCGCAAGGACATGGTCGGCCACCGCGTGCCATTCGATGACGCCGGCGCACGCGCCGAAGCGGAAGCGCATCTGCGCATGCTGTCGCGCCGCTTCGTGCGCGGCCGCGGCGAGGCCGACGCCAATGCCTTGCTGCGTGCCGGCGGAACGGTCGAACTGAGTGGTCTGGGCCCGCTCTTCGATGGCGCCTACGGCGTGACCGACACGCTGCTGCGCTTCGACGGCGCGCGTGGCCTGCGCAGCGAGTTCGGCGTTGAACGCGCCTGGCTGGGGCGGCCATGAACATGGGTGACACCGGCATCCTGAACGCGTTGCTGCAGGCGCGCCAGCCGCAGGGCTGGGGTGGTCTCTTCCACGGCGTCTACCCGGCGCTGGTGACCGACATCAAGGATCCCGACAACCAGGGCCGCGTGAAGGTCAGGCTGCCCTGGCTGCCCGACACCGCCGGCGCCGGCTGCGAGCTGTGGGCGCGGCTGGCCACGCTGATGGGCGGCAACAACCGCGGCTCGTGGTTCATCCCCGATGTCGACGACGAGGTGCTCGTCGCCTTCGAGGCCGGCGAACTGCGCCGGCCCTACGTCATCGGCGCCTTGTGGAACGGCCAGGACGCGCCGCCCGAGGCCATGGACGGCAGCGGCCAGAACAACAAGAAGGTGCTGCGCTCGCGCAACGGCGTGAAGATCACGCTGGACGACCAGAGCGGCCAGGAGACGCTGCTGCTGGAAACGCCGGGTGGCCAGAAGATCACGCTGAAGGACGGGCCGGGCGAGGTGCTCATCGAAGACAGCAACGGCAACTCCGTCAAGCTGGAAAGTGCCGGCATCACCATCACCGCGTCGGCCAAGGTCACCGTCAACGCCAGCCTTGTTGAGGTGTCGGCCAGCATGGTGAAGGTGGACGCCGGCATGAGCAAGTTCTCGGGCGTGGTGAAGGCCGACACCGTCATCTGCAACAGCATCATCAGCGCCAGCTACACGCCGGGCGCGGGGAACATCTGGTGAAGGCCATGAACCACCCCGTGGCCTGGGCGGCGCCGCAGCCCTACTGGCGCCCCGGGCCGGCCCATGCCGAAAGCCGTGCGGCCCTGGCGCAGCCGCAGATCCTGCGTTTTGCCAGCGACGAGTTCATCGAAGAGCTGCTGGCCACGCTGGAGCGCGACCCGGCGCAACTGCCGAACTACACAGCGCAGCCTGAAACCTGGCGCGCGCCGCATGTCGGCCCCGTGCCCGCGCCGCAGGAATGGGTGGAGCGCAAGCCGGCGCGTTTGCTGCCGCTGATCCGCAAGGCCAAGGCGAAGAACACGTTGCCGGTGCTGGCGCCACAAGTGATGGTGCCGGCGAAGCCGCTGAAGCTCTACCAGCCTGCGCACCAGCGCCACTACCTGGTGGCCGGCTCGCTCATCTGCCAGGCGCCGGGCTTGCCTGACCGCGCCATCGACCCTGCGCGGCAGCGCGTGTGCTTCGTCGTGCGCCGTCTGTTCCCCAAGACGCCGGTGGACCCGAAGTTGCCGCTGCCGCCACCCACGACGTTGGGCGACTGGGAAGAGCACGCCTGGGTGCTGGTGGGCAAGGGCGGCGAATGGCGCCGCGTGGGCGATGCCGACGTGGAAGGCGAAGTGGCCGCGCCGCTGGCGGGCGAAGAGCGCCTGTCGATGTTCCCGTCGAAGTACGTGGAGGCGCGCGGCCAGCCGCGGCGGCTGTTCGTCGGCAGCGTGCCGGTGGGGCGGCGCGAGACCTACCAGGCCGGCCAGAAGAAGGCCAGCGCCGAAGCGGCGGACCCCGCCGCGATGGAAGCGCGCATCGTGCAGTTGCATGCCGACGTGCTGTCGCCGTGGAAGAGCATGGTCAACAGTGGGCGCGATGTTCACGGCAACCGGCCGCTCGGCATCTTCGCGCCTGATTCGGGCAGCGATGTCGACGCCCCTGTGCCCATCAATCTGGCCCACATCGACTACCGCCGCCTGTACCAGCTGCGCAGCGATCTGCAGATCACCAGCTGGTACCTGCTGGCGGCCTTGCGCAGCTACCTGGAAGCACAGCTGCCCGAGTACACCGACTGGCTGAACGCCAACCCCAGCGGTGCGCCGCCAGCGGGCACACCCATGCGCGCGCTGCACGACCGCCTGGCGCACGTGGCCACGCCGCCCGACATGCGCGCGGCGGGGATCGACAGGTTGTCGCTGGCGCACACCGCCACGGGTTACGCCGCGTCGGATATCGCGGTCGACCTGCCCGACGCGCTGCGCCGCATCCGCGGCGACACGCTGCTGGACATCGCGCTGACGGGTGATGTGAATGGCGCCAAGACCGCGTTTGCCATTCCGCACGCGCTGGCGGCCGGCAACAAACAAGGCTGGCCCGGTTTCCTCTTCCTCTTCGTCGACCCCTGGTTCGACGTGCCGCGGCCCTACACCGAAGCCGAAGCACCGCCGCGTGGCGCTGACGACTTCGGCGCCGAGAAGCTGCAGGCGCAGATTGACAAGCTGCAGGACGCCGTGAGCGACGTGCCAGCGCGTGCCGGCGCCGTGATGCCCGAGCCCACGCTGGCCAGCATGCAGCCCAGCGACATGCGCGAAGCCTGGTACGTGATGCGCCTGGTCTACGAACGCCCCGACTGCGCGCCCTTCGAAGGCCCCGTCACCAGCCGCGCCACCGCGCCTTTCCAGATGGCCGGCTTCTTCGACCCCGACGCGCCGGCGCGTCCCATCCGCATCGGCCTGCCGGTGGACATCAGCCCGGCCGGCCTGCGCAAGTTCGACAAGAACGCCGTCTTCATGATGAGCGACATGCTCTGCGGCCATGTCGACCGCTTCAAGGGCATGAGCTTCGGCGACCTGGTGCTGAGCGTGCTGCCCTGGCCCTTCCACAAGGACTTGAGCGTGCCCGACAAAGGCCCGTGCAAGCAGGGTGACCTGTCGCTGGGCGTGATGTGCTCGCTGTCGATTCCCATCATCACCATCTGCGCGCTGATCCTGCTCATGATCATCGTGGCGCTGCTGGACCTCATCTTCCGTTGGCTGCCGCTCTTCGTCGTCTGCTTCCCCTTGCCGGGCTTCAAGGGAAAGAAGTGATGGAAAGCAGCCGCGTCTATGGCAAGGGCATGGCCTTCCCGCCACGCGTGGGGGCTGATGGCCGCATCGCCTGGTCAGAAGGCGAAGCCAATGTGCGCGAAGCCATGCGCGTGATCCTGATGACCGAACCCGGCGAACGCCTGCGGCTGCCCGATTTCGGCGCCGGCCTTGGCCGCTTCCTGTTCGAACCCAACATCCTGTCCACACACACGCAGATGCGCCAGCGCATTGCCGATGCGCTGAAGCGCTGGGAGCCACGCATCCAGGTGGAAGACGTGGACGTGCAGGCCGATGGCGTCGACCCGCAGGCGGCGATTGCCACCATCACCTACCGCCTCGTGGCCACGCAGGCGCTGGAACGCGTGGCGCTGGCGGTCTCCGTCGGCACCGGTGGGAGCTGAAGACCATGCCTCTGCGAGTCCCCTCCATCGACGACCGCCGCTACCAGGATCTGGTGCGCGACACGCTGGCCCGCGTGCCGGTGCACACGCCCGAGTGGACGCAGCTGGCCGAAAGCGACCCCGGCGTCACGCTGGTCGAGCTCTTCGCCTTCCTCACCGAAAGCCTGCTCTACCGCGCCAACCGCGTGCCCGAACTGGCGCGCGCCAAGTTCCTGCGCCTGCTGGGCGTGCCGCTGGCCGCGGTGACGCCCGCGCGCGGCCTCGTCACCTTCACCGGCGCGCGCATCGACCAGCCGGTGGCCTCGTTGCCACCGCGCACCGAGTTGCGCGCCGGGCCGGTGGCCTTCCGCACCACGGGCGCCATCGACGTGCTGCCGCTGGAAGCGCGCGCTTTCGTCAAGTTCGCCGTCAAGCTGGCGTCGGCCGACGAGGACTACTACAAGCTGCTCTACCAGTCGGCCGAGCAAGACGCCACGCCGGGCGAGTTTGTCGCGTACGAGACGCGCGAACTCGACGGCCGCACGCCCGTGGCCCTGGCGCAGGAGACGGTGGACGGCGCGCTCTGGCTGGCGTTGCTGGCACCGACGGAAGCCGCCAAGCCGGCGCTGGCGCAGGTCATCGCCGGCAAGACGCTGAGCCTGGGTCTCGTGCCCTTTGTCGAGCAAGCGCCCAAAGTGTTGGGCACGGCCGGGCAGGGCAGCGCCGAAGGCGAGCCGGCCTCGCTCATCGCCTACGCCCTGCCGCAGGTGGTGGCACCGGCCGCCGGTGAGGCACCGCAGGCGCTGTACCGCGCCCTGGCCGCGCGCAGCGCCGCCGACGTGCTGGCCGGCCCCGGCGTGGTGGAGCTGCCGCTGCCGGTGGCCGAGCAGATCGGCACTTGGTCGGGCCTGGACCCGCTGGAAGCGGGTGTCGGCGACTTCCCGCCGGCCATCGAAGACAGCAAACTGGCGGGTCGCGTGCTGACCTGGGTGCGCGTGTCGCCATCCACCTCGGCGGCGGCCAGCTTCGTGTGGGCCGGTGCCAACGCCACGGGGGTGGAACAGCGCGTGGCCATCAGCAACGAAGGCCTGGCCACCGGCGACGGCCAGCCCGACCAGCTCTACCGCCTGGCGCGCAGCGGCGTGGTGCCGGCGTCGGTGCGCATCGACGTGGTGGAAAGCAGCGGCCCCAAGACCTGGGCGCCGGTGGACGACCTCATGGCCGCCGGCCCCGAGGTGCGCGTGGCCTCGGCGCAGGCCGCGCCCGGCCAGGCCTGGAAGGACGACAGGCCCAGCGATGTCTTCCTGGTCGACGCCGAAGCCGGCACCGTGCGCTTTGGCGACGGCCTGCGTGGCCGCCGGCCGCCGCAGGGTTCACGCATTCTGGCGCACTACGACATCTGCGACGGCAAGGCCGGCAACGTGGCGCCTGGCGCCATAACCAACGGTCCCGGGCTGCCGCCGGGCATCAAGCCCAGCAACCCACAGCCCACCTGGGGCGGCGCCGACGCCGAAGACCTGGCCACCGGCGAAAAGCGCGTCGGCGCCTTCATCCGCCACCGCGACCGCCTGGTCACGGCCGACGACTTCGAGGAGATCGCGCGCCGCGCCCCGGGCGTGGACATCGCGCGCGTGGAGGTGCTCGCCGCCTGGCACCCTGACCTGGCCGAGAGCCAGCCTGGCGACGCGCCCGGCGTGGTGACGCTGATGCTGGTGCCGCGCTTCGACCCGCGTGCGCCCGACGCACCCATGCCCGACCGCGCCTTCATCGAAGCGCTGTGCCGCCACCTGGACGCGCGCCGCCTCGTCACCACCGAACTGGTGCTGCGCGGGCCGGTGTATGTGCCGGTCTGGCTGAGCGTGGGCATCACGGTGGCCGGCGGCTACACCGTGCCCGAAGTGCGCGACGCGGTGAAGGCGCGCCTGCGTGCGCTGCTGGCGCCTTCGCGCAGCGACGGCGCCACCGACCTGCCGGGTTTCGAAGACGGCTGGCCGCTGCAGCGCGCCGTCAACCGCCTGGAGCTGTGGGCCGAGATCGCGCGCGTGCGCGGCGTGCTGCGCGTCAACGGCGTGACGCTGGCGCGCGGCGATGGCAGCGAGGTCAGCACCGAGCTGCCGCTGTCGGGCATCCAGCTGCCGCGCCTGGCCGGCCTGAGCGTGGAGCTGGGCGACCCGGTGCCCATCAGCGCGCTGCTCGGCCAGGGCACGGGCGACGGCAGCGGCCAGCCCGGCAACACCGGCCCGCGGCTGCGCGTGCCGGTGCCCACCGTGCCGCCGGAGTGTTAGCGCATGCAAGACGCCAACGGCTCCCGCTTCGCGCTCGTGCTGGGCCAGCACGACTGGGGCCGCTGCATGCACGACGTGCCCGGCACGCCGACGCTGCAGAGCCTGTGGGACAGCGCCGCCGGCCGTGCGGCCACGCCACTGGCTTATGACGAGGCGCAGGCGAGTGTGTCGCTGGCGCAGCGCGTCGGTCGCTTCCGTGCCGGCAGTGGTGACCGCGTGCCCGACCCCGCACGCCGCCTCGGCGCCGCGGCCGACCGGCATGGCAACGTCTACGCCATCGTCGATGGTGGGCGCCGCATCGACGTGCGTTCGGCCGGCTCGGGCCGCATCAGCGTCTACTGGCCGGTGGCCGAGGTGGCTGCCGATGCCGAGCCCGGTGACTTCGGCCCGGTGGATGCACCCACGCCGGTGCTGCCGCTCGAACTGCACGCACTGGCAGTCACCACTGGTCACTACCTGGTGGCTGGGATCGTGCCGCGCCCCGGTGAACCCGGCGGCCTGCTGATGTTCGACCTGCTGGCCGGTGGCCCGCCGCTGCAGCTGGCCTGGCCGGCGCCATGGCGGCTGGTGCCGCAGGACATGGCGGCGCGCGTCGGCGGTGGCGTGGCCGTGCTCGACCGCGAGAACAGGCGCGTCTGGCTGCTCGACCGCCGCCTGGGCATGGAGGCCGTGTTCCCCGTGGCGCCTGAGGAGCCCAGCGACTTTAGGCCCGCTGACGGCAGCCTGCCGCCGCCGGCCGCTCCGCCGTCGCAACCCTGGTTCGACCTGGTCACCACCGCAGCCGGTGGCGGCGACCCGGTGGCGCTGCAGGTGCTGGAAGATGGCGCCATCGCCGTGCTGGACGGCACCGGCAGCGACGGCTTCGCGCTCATCAGCCTGTACGCGGCCGGCGCGCTGGTGGCGCAGGCGTCGACGCGCGTGGTGCTGGATGTCATTGCGCCCGAAGACCGGCCTGGCTTTGTGCTGCGCGGCTTCGACATGGTGCTGCACGCGCTGAAGTTCCCCTTCGACGGCATCGACCGCCAGCGCCTCATCGTGGTGGGCGACGAAGGCAACCAGGCGCTGGCCTTTGACCTTGTGCGCAGTGCCGCCACCCTGCAGCTGATGCCCGATGCCGGCTTCCTGCCGCTGAAGCGCTATGGCGGGCTGGACCTCGTCACCACCGGCCGCGCCAGCGTGGTGGGCGACACCGGCGCGCTGTACGAGAGCCAGGGCCGCTGGCTGCCGCTGGTGGCGCAGCGCCGGCCGCGCTACCAGCCGCTGGGCGTGCTGCTCACGCCGGCTTTCGACGGCCAGGATCCGGGCTGCGCCTGGCACCGCCTGCTGCTCGATGCCTGCATCCCGCCCGGCTGCCAGGTGCGCGTGGCCACACGCTGCGCCGATGAGAAAGCGCTGCTGGCCGGTCTGCCCTGGCTGGGCGAACCGCTGCCCGTGCTGCGGCCCGACGGCAGCGAGCTGCCGTGGTTGATGGACGCGCCGGGCTCGCACACCGACGCGTCGCAAGGCCACGGCAGCTGGGAGCTGCTCTTCCAGCGCGCGCGCGGCCGCTGGCTGCAGCTGCGCCTGAGCTTCGAAGGCAACGAACTCGCCACGCCGCGCGTGGTGGCGCTGCGCGCCTGGAAGCCGCGCTTTTCGTATTCGCAGCGCTACCTGCCGGCGGTGTATCGCGAGGACGCCACCTCGGCCGACTTCCTGGAACGCTTCCTGGCCAACTTCGAAGGCCAGTTCACGACGCTGGAGGACCGCATCGCCGCGGCTTCCGCACTGTTTGACGTGCGCAGCGCGCCGGCCGACACGCTGGACTGGCTGGCCGGCTGGCTGGGCCTGGTGCTCGACCCGTCGCTGGACGACGCGCGGCGCCGCCAGCTCATCCGCCATGCCATGCCGCTGTACCAGTACCGTGGCACCACGGCGGCGCTGCGGCTGGCGGTGCAGCTGGCGTTGTCGCGTTGCGTGCCCGACGAAGACTTTGCGCTGCCCGCGCCTTCGCAGCGTCAGCCCTGGGGCGTGCGCGTCGTCGAAAGCTTCCTCACGCGGCGCCTGCCGCCGGCGCTGCCGGGCGAAACCACTTTCAGTGACGCACCGCGCCAGGTGCTGGCCGGCGCGCGCTGGACCTTGGCCGAAGGTGGCGCCGGCCTGCACCGCCGCTGGCGCGACTGGCTGGCGCAGGCCGGCCACGCCGACGATGCGGCGCTGTTCGCCCCGCTGCCACCCAGCGAGGCGCTGCGTGCGGCGTGGCAAGACTTCTGTGCGCAGACGCTGGGCGCCGTGCCGCAACTGGCGCAGCAGTTCGACGCCGCCTGGAAGGCCTATGGCGGCAGGCCCATCGGCGGCTTGCTCACGGCGCAGGTGCCCGCATACTGGCCGCGCGATGGCGAGGCCGGCGCCGAGGCGGCGCGCGGCGCCTGGGTCAATTTCCTGGCTGGCCTGAACGGCCCGCTCAGGCGCTGGCTGCGCCGCTGGCAGGCCTACGTCGCGCGGCGCCACCTGCGCATTGACAGCTACACCAGCACCACTGGCGCCGAGTGGCCGGCCTTCGATCTGCTGCCGCCACCGACGCTGCTGCCCGCGCAGTGGCAGGCGCTGGCCGACTGGGCGCTGTTCGAGACACGGGTGGAAGGCATGGCCGCGCGCGCCCACGCCTTCAGCGTGCTGCTGCCCATCGCCGGCCCGCAGGCCGATGCCGCGGCGCTGGCGCAGCAGGTCGACCTGGCGCAGCGCGTGGTGCGGCTGGCCAAGCCGGCGCACACGCGCTTCGAGGTTCGGCCCTACTGGGCGCTGTTCCGCCTGGGCCAGATACGCCTCGGCCTGGACACGCTGCTGGGCGACGGCAGCCGCGACCCCGCCTTCGCACCGCCGCTGGTGCTGGGCGTGGGCCACCTGGGTGCGGCACGTGTGGCCCCGCGGCCTGACGTGCCGGCCGACCGACTTTTGCTGGAATGCTGACGGCCCCGCGCCGCCGAGCTGGAGGACAGACACATGGGATGCTGCGGATCAACCACCACCGGCGCCGGCGCGGCGCCGCTGGATACCGGCAAGCGCGTCAACTACACCAAGGGCATGCTGCTCGGCGTCGACGACTTCGTGCAGGAACAGGCCTGGCACATCGCGCGCCGCCATGAGCTGGCGCGCGAAGTGCTGGGCTACGGCACGGTGCGCGGCCTGAGGGTGGCGGTGGACCCGGGCGCGCCGCGCGTGCGCGTCACGCCGGGCATGGCCTTCATGCCGTCGGGCACGCCGGTATGCGTGCCGAGTGAGCAGTGCTGCGACATCAACGCCTGGCTGCAGAAGAACTGGGAGCTGTTGCCCGCCGTCGTCAACGGCGCCACGCAGCCGGCGCCGCTCACGGTCTACGTGGTGCTGTCATACGACAGCTGCGCCACCGACCTGCTGCCGGTGCCCGGCGAGCCCTGCCGCAGTGAAGAAGACCTCACCGCGGCTTCGCGCATTGCCGACTGCTTCAAGCTCGAATTGCGCCTGCAGCCGCCTGACCAGATCGAAGAGAACGCCATCCGCGACTTCGCCGACTGGCTGGCCCAGGTGCCGGTGGACCCGACCTCGCCGCCGCTGAGCGAGTCCGAATTCCTGGCGCAGTTGCGTGAGGCCGCACTGGCCTGGCTGGAGCCGAGTTCGCCGCACTCTGCCGACTTCATGTTCGGCTCGCCCGCGGCCACGCTCGGCAGCACCGACGAGCTGCTGCGCGCCGCGCTGCGCCTGTGGGCGACCGAGCTGCGTCCGCTCTGGCGCGCCCGCTACGGGTGCGGCCCCAGCCCCACCGCGCCCGGTGGCGTGGACGACGCCGTGCTGCTGGCGGCGCTGAACCTGCAGGTGCACAGCAGCGACAAGTCGGCAGACGCCGACGTCGACATCGTCGAAGACGCGCGGCCCGTGCTGCTGAGCCTGCGCATGGTGCAGGAACTCATCAGCCAGAACCCGGCGCCCGAGCCGGCCATCAGCGTGCAGTCCGCGCTGGCCTTCGGCATGGCGCCGGCGGTGGGCGTCGACACCGCCTACGCGCGTGCCGACCACCGCCACGGCACGCCCACGCTGCCGCCGCTCGGTGGCGACGTGGTGGGGCTGATCCAGGCGAACGAGGTCGTGGCGTTGCGCGGCGACCCCATCGCCAATGTTGCGCCGGCCAACAACGAGGTGCTGGTTTTCAACGGCGGGCAGTGGGCGCCGCAGCCCTGGCCGGTGGCCGGTGGCGCGGTGGCCGCCGAACGCCGTTTCGGCCAGGCCACCGTGGTCGGTACAGCCACCACCTTTGCGCGCGCCGACCACAGCCACGGCACGCCCACGCTGGTGGGCGACGCCGAAGCGGTGGACGTGGGCAACCCTGCGGTACAGCAGCTGCGCGTGACCGGCCTGCGCGGCGTGCCGGTGGACGCCACACCGCCGCTCACGGTGGGGCAGGTGCTCACCGTGCAGGCGCAGGGCACCGGCTTCGTCTGGCGGCCCAGCGCGGCCGGCACGGTGCCCACGGCCGGCGCGGTGACGGCGCAGACGCAGTTCGGCCTGCCCAGCGGCAATGGCGCCAACAACACGGCGTTCGCGCGTGCCGACCACACGCATGGCACACCGGCGCTGGCGGGCGACGTGGCGGCGCTGCTCGTGGCTGGCGTGCAGGAAGTCCGCGTCGTGCAGCTGCAAGGCCGTCCGGTGCTCAACACGCAGCCGCAGGCGCAGCAGGTGCTGGCCTTCAACGGCACCGCCTGGGCACCGGCCAATGCCACGGGTGGCGGTGGTACCGGGCCGGCGCCGGGCACCACACCGCCGCCCGGGCTGGCCTTCGGCCAGGCTGGCGTCACGGGCACCGGCACGGCCTACGCGCTGGCCACGCACAGCCACAGTCTGCCGGCGCTGCCCGCGCTGGGCGGTGACCTGAGTGGTGCGATCAGCGCCGCGCAGGTCGAAAGCCTGCAGCGCGTGCCGCTGCGTGCGCCGCAGCCGGCGCGTGGCGACATGCTGTTCTTCGACGGCCAGGCCTGGGTGCCACGCGCGGCGCCGGTGGCCGCCGGCATCGTGCTGGTGGCCGCCGGCGTGCTGAGCGTCGACTTCGCGGTCGGGTCGACCTCGCTGTCCCTGAGCCCGACCTCGGCCAGCGCCAACGGCCGCCTGGGCGCCGCCAACCAGACGCAGCAGGTCATCGAGATCGTCGCCGAGAGCGTGGCCGGCGCGCCGGCGTTGCAGGAAGGGCTGGTGGTGAAGCTGACGCCCATGTGGAACGAGCGCCGGCCGGTGATGGCCTTCGTCGACGCCGTGCGCGTGGTGTCGGCGCGCTCGGTGAGCTTTGCCATCGTGATCTTCGCCCAACAGGGCCTGCTGGGCACAACGCAGCGCGTGCACTACGAGGTCAGCAACTTCAACCCGGCAAGGCCCGCGTGATGGCTGCCACCACGCTCGGCACCCCGCTGGCGGACGAGGCCATCCGCGACATCAACTTCTTCAATGGCCGCCTGCTCACCGGCGCCGACCTGCAGCGCGAGCAGGCGGCAAGGCAGCTGGCCGACCGCCGCGTCGGCGCAGCCAGTGGCCCGGGCATCGCCTGGGGCCTGGAAGTGAGTGCTCTGGCGGGCCTGCCGCCCGGCCGCGTGAAGGTCACGCGCGGCCTGGGCGTGGCGCCTTCGGGCCTGGTGCTGCATCTGGCCACCGACCCCACCGTGCAACTGGTGGCGCCACCGGCCGAAAACACGGCTGCGGTGGCCACCGGCTTCGGCCCCTGCGGCACGCTGGCCGGCGCGCCCTACGTCGCCGGTGACGGCCTCTTCCTGCTGACGCTGGCGCCGGTGACCGTGGCCGAGGGCAAGGCGCCGGTGCTGGCGCTGGAGGCCGTCAATACCCGCTGCAGCACCGACGCCTATGTCGAGGCCGTGCAGCTGCGCCTGCTGCGCATCAGCAACTGGAACGTCACCGGCACCAGCGCGGCCGCCGTGGCGTTGCTGCGCAACCAGATCGCGCACGCCTTCCTGTCGCCGGGCAGCGAAGTCGACGGCGAGATGGCGCGCCTGCGTGGCAGCGGCCTGAGCGAGTGCGACGTGCCACTCGCCGTGGTCTACATGCGCGACGAGCGCATCGTCTTCATCGACCGCTGGGCGGTGCGCCGCCGCCTGGCCGCCGGGGCCGCCAGCACGGCCTGGTCGGCCTGGATCGGCGAGACCGTGGTCGCGCTGGGCGAAGCGCAGCTGGTGCAGTTCCAGGAGCACATCGCCGAGACACCCGCGGTGCTGGCCTCGCCCGCCAAGACCAGCTTGTCGTGGCTGCCGCCGGCAGGCCTGCTGCCGGCCGGCACCAGCTTCAACGCGCTGAAGATCTTTCTGGCCGAGCGCGCACCCGTCAAGGAAACGCCACTGGCCGCCAGCGAGGCGCCGGCCGTGCTGGCCGCGGCGCTGCGCGGCGACGCGGTGGACCTGGCCGGCGACCCGGCCGCCGGCCGCTACCGCGCATGGCGCATCGGTGGCGCGGGCGGCCCGCTGCTGTTCACACGCGACGGGCGCAACCTGCACGCCGCCGAGCAGATCTGGCTCGACGGCCCGCGCGCCGGCATGCCCGGCGTGACCGAGGTGCAGACCGCCATCGACCGCCTGCGCGCCGGCAGCTGCCTGCACATCGTGCTGCACCGGGCCAGCGACATTCCGGCCACGCTGCGCCAGCTGGTCGGCGTCGACGCCACGCTGTGCTTCGAGCCCGGGCGCTACGAATTGCGCGAGCCGTTGGTGATTGAGAAGGCCGGCCGCGTGCGCGTGCACGGCCACGGCGCCACGCTGGTGAACCTGTCGGGCGAGTGCGCGCTGCGCGTGCTGAACTGCCAGGCGGTGGAGGTGTGCGACATCGCGGTGGAAGGGCGCACCGTGAACGTCGGCCGCGGCGAACTGGGCCTGGGTTTGCATGGCGCGCTGACCATCGTCGACACGCCGCGTGTCAGCGTCGAACGCGTGCAGGCCACCTGTGCCGGCGGCGAGACGCTGGGTGCCGTGGGCATGGTGGTCACCGTGCGCGACGCGGCGCTGAGCGCCATGCCGCGTGCGCGCTACACGGTGAGCGATTGCGAGTTCATGGTCGGCGAAAGTCAGCAAGGCCTGTTGTGCGTGAACGGCGACGTGCTGGCCATCCGCGGCAACCACATCGCGGCGTCCGACCCGAAGGGCCGGCTGCAGCGCGGCATCGTCGTCGCCGGGCGCAAGGCGGGCACGGTGCAGATCGAAGGCAATGTCGTGCGCGATGTCGTGCGCGGCATTGCGGTGGGCCTGTCTGAAACCGCCGAGCAGGAGGGCACGCCGCTGAAGGCCGAGCGCGTGCGCATCGAAGGCAACCGCGTCGAGGTGCAGCTCACGGGCGTGACCACCGGTGGGCGCTACGGCATCTTCGTCGGCAATGCCGGCTCGGTACTGGCGCGCGCCAACCACGTGGTGCTGGCCGGTGGCAACGCCGTGTCGCTGCAGTTGCAGGGCATGCGCCTGGCGGGTGTCTACGGCCCGCAGATCATCGTGCGCGACAACTACTTCGAAGACACCTGGAAGGGCATCGTGCTGCAGACACAGCAGCGGCCGCTGCAGCTGGTGTGGGCCTTCCAGTGCAACGTGGGTCTGCGCCTGGGCTCGGTGATCCTGGAGGTGCCGCCGCAGTTCCGCGAGCTGATCGTCGACGAGCACAACCGGAAGGTCATCGAGATCGCCGGCCCACCCCCACAGTGA